AACTCTGTTAATAAGCTGATCCGTGATGGCAACTTCTCTTGTGAGAAATGCCCGAATCTTATCATGGACTTTGAACGGAACGTATGGCATGGAAACGACATAGATAAGCGAGACAGCACTCAATCTCATGCGAGTGATGCAATCGGATATGGTATCAATCGGCTATTCCCTGCACGAAGAAGAACTGCAACATCAGTACAATGGAATTGATTTTCGGCATATCATTGGCTGTGAATGGGTTCTTTATTGGACTGTGGTTATTTGGTAATTATTTAAGTAAGAAAGAAAAGAAGATCATTGAGAGGGAAACGAAAAAACAGATAGAGGGATTAACTCAACAATATATTTCAGGATGCAAGGATATTTATAATGCGTAGTGTGAACACAGTAGTAATCCCCGAATATTCAACGGACTTAATTGTCAAATCAGTACAAGATGCTTATGACCAAACATTAAAAAGAGAAACAGCAAGTAAGCAGACTGCTTTAGACTTCTATTATCATAATGATGTAGATCAGCATATAGACAAGTGGTTTTCATCTTCAACGCTTGAACAGATCCCCAGCTTTCCGCAGCGTGTAGTTCCTCGCTTTGCAAGGGCAAGGATGATGTTATATAAGCAAAGCCCCAAGCGAATGATCAATGGGGAAGTGAATGAAGACTATGGGGATGCGGCGTATGGATTAGATCGCAAGGTTAGGGAGTTTGCTGAATTAGCCTGGCTGACAGGTGATATGGCATTGCGTACCAAGTTCAATGAACGGCATCAAAGGTTGGAGTATGATATTATCCCATTCTGTAAGAAGTATTATATCGAAGGGGAATCTGAACCATTTGGTGTTAGTTATGAAGTAGGAAGGGACAACAGATATAATCGTATGTTTGTTTTCTTTTCAGAGGCAAGAGATGGACAGCCAGGTAAGCACTTTAAGTTTACACAAGGTGGAAAGATTCTATCTGTCAATGATGATAACATATCTCCGTATGAGAATCTACCGATTTCCTTTGTATCGTATAATACAAACGCTTACGACGTTGTAAGATGTGCAGTTCATTTAGGGATAGCATATACAGAGATAGCATTAGCTACTCGATTTGCTTTTGGGCAGCCTGTGATCTCGGGCATAGACGAAGCAAGTCAGATCAAATTGGGTATTGATAAGGTAATGGTATTGGGTGAGGGTGCGGATTTTAATTTCAAAGGAACGCCGGGCAACTTAATTCAGATGATTGAGGCGGCTAAAGCAATAGCCAATCAGACTGCTATTAACCATCATTTAAGAATCAAGTGGGATGATTCAGGTAATCCAGCGAGTGGCGAGGCGTTAAGGCTAATGGAGATTGAGAATCTTGAGGCTCGGATTAGTGATATACCTACATGGAGAGAATGGGAACACGATAGATATGAAGTAGATCGTGAAGTATGGAAGGCTCATACCGGGAAGGATTTGGGAGAGAATTATGCGGTAGACTTTGCCGAGGTGGAGTTCCCTAAAAGCCCTCAAGAAGAACGTGCAGAACTCGATTGGAAACTTGAGAAGGGATTAATGTCAAGGGAGGATTTGGTCAGGCACTTCAATCCAGACATATCGGATGAAGACCTGGAATCAAAGCTAAACAAAGTCGACGAGAGCAAGAAGGTAGAAGCGGAAGCACAGAAGCCACAGGGAACTATTGAGAGACTATTAAATGCCTGATCCTGTAGAAACATTCGCAAGTCAGATAGGGAAGTTGGAAACGGCTTTGTTTGCTGATCTAAATAAGATTGCTCAAAGATTAGATAGTTTAAGCGATACGGAACTTATTACAGTAATCAGAGAATTGAATTTCTTTCAGGAATTATTAGACCGAGGATATGAAGAAGCTGTTAATGGGCTTATGGATGCGTATGAAGGGCAATTATCATCTATTGTAAAAGAGGCTCGTGATCGAGGTATTAGGACGATTAAAGGGGCAACTGTTGAGCAATTAGAACTATTGCAGGAGTTAGATACAAGAGCTTTACTGGGTAATGCTAATGCTTTTGCTAACAACTTAACAGAGGGATTGTTTAGCGGTATTGTTGCGGGTGAAAGTCCTTCTGCTATTGTATCTCGATTAGCTGGTTCAGTTAATCTTGAAACACATCAATTAAACGTAGCTGTGCATGATGGGTTTAGAAAGTTTGATGATATAGCAAGGCATAAAGTATTTGAGGGTGAGGATGTTAGATGGACTTACGTTGGTCCGCTTGATACTGTTACGAGGGATATTTGTGCAGACACAATTAGCAACGAACCATCAAAGGGGTATACAGAGGCAGAAGTTTCATCATCAAACACTCCATTTGGAGATAGGGGCGGTTTTAATTGTAGACATAGTTGGATGGTAAAATGAGGGCATCTGCTATGATTGAAATACCTCAAGCGGTTTGGAAGAAAGTTGGGGGACGTGCTGCAACTCGGATTGTAAAAAATTCAGATAAGGGCAAGGATAAGAATGACAAAACATTTAAACCATATTCACCTGATTACGCTGAAAAGAAAGCCGCTGGTAAGGCATCATCTAAAGGTGTATCAGCATCAAGACAAACCAGCCCACCGAATTTAAGATTGACAAGCACTATGCTTAATTCTATATCAGCACAAAGCCCAACCAAGCAGGGAGTAGATATAGTCTTCAGGGATGGTTTAAAAGTAGAGGGTAATGCTAAAAGGGGCAGAGATATATATGGACTTTCTACAACCAATACAGATGAAATCGAAAAGACTTTAATGGGGCATATTAGCAAGAACGTGGAAAAGTATGCTCGTGAATCAATAGATATAAAAATCGGATGATTCGGAATAAGATTTAACTAACTCAACAAAAGAGGTAAAAATGGAAGAACAACAAGTCGAAGTTCAGGACGTAAAACAGGACACCACTTCAACTGCAAGTGAAGAAAAGCAGTCCGTCAATCAAGTTCCGTATGCACGGTTCTCGGAACTGGTGGACGAAAAAAACACATTAAAGGTTGAACTTGATTCTTTGAAAAAAGAAGCCAAGCAACAGGCGGAGAATCGGAAACTGAAAGAAATGGAGTCAAAAGGCGAATATGATAAGATCATGGCAGATATGACATCGAAACTTGAAGCAGCCGAAAATAAAGCCGATGCCTTCGATGAACTTAATGCAACAGAACGGGAGTCTTTACTCTCCGAATTGCCAGAAGAAGATCGTGCAACATACGAGGGACTCTCACTAATAAATTTAAGAGTCCATGTTAATAAATTTAATTCAAAGCCCAATCCAGCTAATGTGGATAACTCCAAGCCTACGAAGATGGGCGGGTACAGCTCTGATCTTGAGTATGCTATCCAAGACCCTGAAGGATATGAGAAGGCAAAAAAGGGAACAGGTACTTTGAGCAAGTTCGGCAACATATTCAATCCAAGTGGCAATAGTTAACGGTAAGAAGGAGAAGATATTCGGGGTTGACCACGATCCTGAAGATCGTCTTAAAATGACTTCGGATAAGGAAGGTTATCCTATCGCAACTCGTGATGGGAAGCATATAACCGCTATTGATTTCGTTGATGCCACCCAGGAGAATGTTGAGAAGCTGAACAAAGGCAAAAAGCCAAGTTCCGTAAGGCTTTTCTCTGGTTTTGGACCGGGGACTTTGAAAAAACCTTATACATAAAGGAAATAAATAAATGGCTGTAACACAAAAATCATCGTTTGCCAATTATTCCGTATCGGCATCTGATAGTATTCTGCCTGATGTGGTAATGGCATTCTCAAAATCTAATGTCATGGCTCCGCTTGTGCAGACCGCAGTCGCACCTCAGGGTGCAGCTTCGGTTACATTTGTGGACATGACGGCGAAAGCATCGTCAGATGTAACGTCACTGTCTGAAGGTTCTGAACGATCTTCAATCGCAGTGGCAACTGGAGCACATGAATGTATCATCGCTAATTATGTGGTGCGTTCTGATCTCACTGACCTTGCTGTACTGGGTGCTCCCTATGACCTCACTGGCTTAGTGTCAGAGAATCTCGGTCATGCGGCTGCCCTAAAAGTGGACGATCTAATCACTGACTTATTCAGTGGCTTTAGTCAAACTGTTGGAGGCGATGGACAGACTCTTACTTTGGATATGTTCTTCGACGCTGCCCGCCAGCTTCACGCTGCCGGAGCTCCACAGCCCTTCAACTATGTTGGAAACAGCAAGCAAATCTGGGGTGCTAAAGGTATCCAGGGATTACTAATTGCAACATCATCTGGTACTTTTGCAGACAACCCTATCTCTGCTGAGATGCTTTCCAACGGTTATGTTGGAAAATTGGCTGGCGTAGATATCTACTTTTCTCAGGAAATCACTGAGACTGGTGCTAATGATTGCCCGTCTGCGATGTTCTCCAAGAACGCTCTTGGTCTTGGAATCAGCTCTGCTGGTCTTCTGAACGTAGAAGAACAACGTGACGCATCATATCAGCATACTGAGTATGTAGCATCACTCAAATGCGGTGTGATCGAAATTCAAGATTCGTTCGGCGTGTATATATCGTCAGACGTATCATAGAAGAATAGTTTAAGGGGGGGAGCAATCCTCCCCTGAACTACTAATTGTAAAGGAAATAGAAATGGCAGATAGATATTTTATTAAATCGAAAGACAAGTTCAGTATTGGCAACACTGATATAATTATCAAGTACGACTTCAGATACCACGACATTGAATCTTTTGAAGAGAGATTTATTGAGTGTGATGCTGATGGAAAGAAGATTAAGCCAAAGCCAAAGAAAAAGAAGGCTGAATAATGGCAATCGGATCAAAAAGAAATTTAAACGAATTGTGGAAAGAGTATTGGCTTGATGTAGCAGGGACTTCTACGGCTAAAAGTGTCAACGATGC